ACTTGAAAATTCAACTACCCGATGCTGATGCTATCCCCGGTAACATCATCGTACGTAGTGGATTTGACCGTATACAAGCCTATCAGAACGAAACAATGGGTACGGGCGGTATGCTACGTCCAAACATCGAAACGGGCATAGAGGGCATCTTTACAGACGCTACAGACGGTCCACGCTTAGGACCGACATTCAGCGACCACGAATATGACCACATCAGTCAAAATTCCGTAGGCGAAGCCTTCCCTGATATGACACGAAAGGGTTGGAAGTCAGCAACCAACAATGCACCACTGAAGACATCATACGAACTGCATGACCGAGCCTTGTTCTTCCACATTACCAAGAACGGTAACTCGCACACGCATCGCTATCCTACAATCTACACACACGATAATGGTGTTATCAACAACGCTCTCACGGCTCAAACGTATTCAGGTACTACTTTAACAGTAAATGCAACTATCAATACGACATTGTACCGTGACGCATACGGCGATTCACAAAAGGATGGCGGCGATACACGTCGATTCTTACGCATATACAATGATGCAACTGGAGAAAGCGGTGTTGCTTCGTTTACTCAAATTCAAAACAATAATCAGTTTGTTAATTGTGTAGGTGATTCGGCATTCGATGCTATTGTTGCTAAGAATAATGAAGAAATAAAGTCATTCAGCGTTGTACCTTCATACTACGTACCTGCTGGTAGTAACCGATTCTTTGCGGCACGTCGAATCCGTGACCATGCAGAAGTAAGCGGTAACAGCCCCGATATGGCACACTCAATGTATCTTACAGGCCATAGTGCAGCGAATACAATTTTGTGTTACGATGTATACAAGAAAACACGACTTACCCCTATGGCTATACCACGTATGGGTCATCATTTCGTCAATGCTACACAAGCCATGCTACCCGGTCATTGGGCGCACCCTGCATATCAGGGATTGTACTTTAAACACCGAGCCGAGCGTTCAGCAACACAAAAGAATCTTGAAAAAGAGTTAATTCAAAATTCATCACTGGATAAAAAACAAGCAGACCTTCCCGTACTTACAAGACAACAAATACCTGTTTATGACCCTATGATTACATTCGGTGCAATGACTGCTACGCCGAGTGGACCGAGTGACATACACGGTGGCGGATTCACACTTATGTTTGAAACTAAAGTCAAGTATGATGGTTATGGGGTGTTGGCTTCAAAGGGGCAAGCAGGTGTTGTAAACTCGAAAGGCGGTCATACTATTGTATTGGAAGCAGGTGCTACATACACACTCAAACATCACTTCCCCGACCCATCAGAAGTTGGTGCGTATCAAATCATTATACAACCCAATGTTCACAAATCACAATTCTACGGTTATCACGAAAATGGTGGTGCTACGGGTTTACCTGATGGTTCAGTCAATGAATTAACTGGGCAACAAGTAGCGTTGGTTATCGGTATACGTGAACCTGATTCAGCCACAGGTGGACTTGGTTTGGTCTTAGCCGAAGCAACTATGGCTGATGTACGTGGATGTGAGGTGTTTATCAATGAGGTTATGCTTGACCATGACCCTGATTACGGTGGACAGTTAGCAAACATACCTCCGCTATTGTTGTACAATGCGTTGGGTGTACAAGCCACAGAAGCACCTGCATTTACACGACGAAGCCTACCGTACCATCCCGGTATGTTTGTCGATGCTACACCCGGCTTTACAACCAACATCCCATGGTGGTCAATTGTACACAAGGTTAGTCCTGAAGACTCATCAGCAGTAGGATTCCGTCATTTAACATGGCATAAAATTGACAATTATTACGAATTTATACGTGCTGGTGCTGGAAGTATAGCAGGTCAATTAACGCTTGCAGGTTATCCATCTAACTATCCTGATTTCTATTCAACCATATTGGAGAACGTTAGTCTGTCACCTGTAGCAGTTGTTCAATCAGTAGCCTCTACACTTATTACTGTAGATGACGCAAGAGGATTCCCTAAAGTGCCTTATTACGGTATGAAGTTGGAATATACCGACGCTAACGGTATACGACGTACACACACATACACTGAACGCAGTGGCAACGATGCAACGTACATGAATAAACCGTATAGATTCACCATTACTGCATCTTCAAATTTCACCAATAATCTCACTGTAGGTACAAAAATTCGCTTGACTCGTGCGTATGACTTCCGCCCTGCTGGTAAATTGATGAAAGAATCAAAGTCAAGCATCTTTACACGCATGTTACCTCAATTACTACAAGGTAGTCGTGATACAAACAGCCTTCACATGGCCGATGCGTATTTGTGTTTGTGGAATCCAAACCTTGGCCGACCGCACACATTTTATTCGGATGCAAGTCGTACGTGGTTGAGTCCAACTGGTGATAGGGCTGTTAATCGAAAACCACTAAACAGTTTACCTGAACACTACGAAACTATTCATTACCACGACGCAACGTATTACAACAGTTTAGGTCCATTTTCGTTTGCAATAGGAACACCAAGACCAATTGAACCCATTACACGTCCTTTGTCTAGTACTCCAAATTTAACAGGTGCTTCGAGTACAAGTGGATACATAAACATGGCAAATACAGTAGGAACATTAACAGTGGGTCAGATGTTACAAGTGAATAATGAGGTTTTTGTTGTCGTAAACCCCGGAGTTATAGGTACACAAATTTACGTCAATAAATCTGCAACGCACGTTACTGCTGGTGCTAAAGTCTACATTAGAGGTGATGGTACAGGCATTGCTGCTGGTAGTTTACACAGTGATTACACTGCTCAAGGTGGCACAGGTGTCATGCTCAACCATTACTGGCCGTGTGGTAGCCGTGGTGGACCGCTTACCAGTCGCCTTGATGGGTATGGGTATGTAAGTACAGCATGGGACTATCCGCAAGACTACACATCGGACGGACCTGTGTGGGTAGACCACGATGATGATGGTTCATACGCTGTATCGGTTGGACTGTCTAAGTCTGTATATGATTCATTCACTGATGCTACCTGTGACACGACGAATACGGACGCAACAGTTACAATGGATTCAACTGAAAAACTGGCTAAAGGGATGGGAGTAAGCGGTACAGGCATCCCATCAGGTGCTACTGTGTTATCAATTACAAACGCTACTACATTTGAATTGAGCGCAAATGCAACAGCGAGTAACACAAATACCACGCTTACATTCACTCCTGTGAATACTCGACCTCGGCCGTTTGGTTACCGCTTTGGTTTGCGACAACCCTACAATAAACCACAGTGGGCCATGTACGGTGCTCGTGCTTATCGAGAAACCCCTATCACGGCTTCAAACACCATTGCAGGGTATCAACACGGACCACTTGTACAACAGGAAACACAAACATGGACGTATGCTGGTGGTTCAAGTCTTAGCAATGCAACATACCCGAATACGTACGTTGGTATTATGGAGCGTCAAACCAACTTCTCCGCTATGCTTGGTGTAGACAAACCTGAATGGCAAGTACGATACAGTAACGGTATGCGTATGACACGAGCGTTTGGTTGCCCAGTGCGTGTGTTACGTAACGCAAATACCGTCATACGTGACTGGTGGGGTGACCCGCTTGGTAAGAACATCTCAAAGGTAGATGAAGCAGTAAAGTACTATCTTGTAGACTGGTGGGGCAACACTCGTGGTGAAGATGTACGCCGCTATCCTGTACGTGGCTTTGGTATACGCCCTGCTTGGGATTGCAGTGACGTATACGAGTATGACCGTACTAACGATTTGACTCCGTATCAACGTCTATGGAACGGCGGTAACCCACTGGTCAATCTCAAGACGCTTGTCGATTTCACCAATTCAGACCTAACGGCTACTGATGTAAACTTCCCACGTATGGCGGGACGAATCAACAACGTGAACAACAACGATTCAGCAAACCCAGTCGATGTCTTCTTCCCGACTAACCCGCACCGTGTTGGTGACATGGGTAACGGTCGAGGTGTACGCTATCCGACCATGTTTAACGAAGATGTGCTCACAGACCTTGATGAACCGTATCACGCTACAGGGGTCGTTCTATCGCACCATACTGCTGAACCTAACACATCAGACGGTTACGTGCGTCCACGTAACGATGTACTACAACCTAACGAAGTACTGCGTGGTATCAGTGCTCGATTGGGTGTCGATGAAGATGGACTGCTTAAACCCGAAGCAGTAGCAAGCGACCGTGTAGAAGACTTTAGTGGTGACACACCACATAAGGATGCTATCAGTCGGTCAAGCCCACGTATTGGTATTGACAGCGAGAACATCGAGGGCGTAGATGACAACCTCATTGCTATCAACACAGAAGCACACAGCCTACACACAGACCGCAACGTAGGACAAAGAGTGGTAATGGAGGGCGGCTTGACCGCAGGTTCACAGACGCTTACCGATTACGACCTTACTGGCTTGACCTTCGCTGCACAGCCACAGGGTGGTGCAATGCGATTGACCCACACCTCTAACTTCAACCCAATGGGAGGTACATACCTCGCTGAAACTCGCAACTTCCTTGCACCTATCAGTGACAAAGATTGGGGCGGTATAAGCGGGTCAAACAAGACATCAAACCCGTACGAAACAAACGTACACGTAAGTAACAAGCAAACAAACTTGACCGACAAGAAAGTTACTTTCATGCTTAGACCAGTGCGATTGCTTGACAAGCAACACGTTGAGATGTTCCGACCAAACAACAACCTACACTCATCATCCCCGCAATACGGTGCAAACTACTTCTCGGCTACTGCTGGTGGTAAGTATGGTATCTACATGTACGAGGTGGAGAACGGTCGAGCGAGTTCGGGCTACTACATCCGTAGCACCAACCCTGATACTAATCCACCTTACGCACCGTTGTACGTCATGGACATTAGTGGTGATGAGTCTGTACCAGTGAGCAAAGGTCCGAAGTTGCTCGGTATTGGTGAATCATCATTCGATAGTTCAAAACTCAACAACGCAGTCACCCGTATCGTCATCAGCGAAAACACGCTTCAACACTATCGTGCTGATGCAGCACGTCGTCGCTCCCGCATTGACAGTGATGAAACAACAAAGCGCATGGACTTCTCCGTAGTGCCACGATTCTCACAGGCACTTCATCCAAAAGGACATAAAGGTGATGTAACCTACAACACATCAGACCACACAGGTGATGGTGCATGATTGATTACGACTTTTGCGATTGTTGTACACCAATGGAAAATGCATTAGCATTGATGAAAGCAAAGAAAAAGAGCAAGCCGTTTCACGGTTACAATCCAAATCGACATCACAGAAAAGGTGGTTTAAACGCTAAAGGACGTGCCAAAGCAAAGCGTGAAACTGGCGCAAACCTCAAACCACCTGTGACAACAAAGCCGAGCAAACTCAAACCCGGTAGCAAGAAAGCCAAGCGTCGTAAATCATTCTGTGCAAGAATGGGCGGTATGAAAGGACCAACATCGAAGAAAGGCAAATTGACTCCGAAGGGTGCGGCTCTCAAGCGATGGAACTGTTGAGGTGGAGAAGTGTTTGAGAAAGCATGGCGTTTCCTCAAGGCTTCTCGGCAAACGGAATTAGGTGAGTTCCATCCCGACTTTCCTAGTTCGTACGGTCCTGTGACCATGATACGTTATCATCCTACACAAAACTGGTATGATAATTTTGATGCCCATCGAGCATTATATGGTGAAACGTTTGATGAAACAATACCACAAACCCCTCAATCATTGATTACAGAAGGATTGAAAGCAACCCCTGCGTCTGAAGAAGCCCACACATGGGAAGCACTTAGTTCGGATGAAATAGATAAATTTAAGCGATTTGATTTAACTGGTAAAGGAACATGGTTTCATCCAGCAGGTATGAAAAGACAATCAGTATTCCAAAGCAGTGGGGCAGGTAGTACACCTACTCGTATGGGGATAGGTGTAAGAATGCCATTGAAGGACGTTCAAGGACAATTTAGAAATGTAAGTGCGGAGGAAGGACCGGAGGCTTGGGTACAACAAGACATACCGCCTGAACGACTCGTGAGAATCCCCATCAATTGGAGAGCACAACGTCCTAAGACATGGGGGAAGCGTGGAAAATGACACTCATACAGAACACCAGCACTGGGCGTTATGACACCGATGCCAACGAGGTCATGGACCACGTACGTAAACCAGTCTTTGTCGATAACGCTGTTCATCATGGTCGCATAAGCGTGCAAACATCAAACAAAGCAAAGATTACGGTTGAGAAGAACAACACCCGTAACCTGCAAGTCATGCCTCAAACCCGTTATCAGATTGTTGAGAGCGAAGGCGGCGTACAACTCACACACGTACAGAAATCAGGTCACGAATATACTGGCGTTCCATACTTTAACGGGGAAACTTTGTCTTCGAGTAACATACCTATCCTCCTCTACAACGCCGACAACCCATCCGAGCGCATTGTATTGAGCGATGTCGAAAACAGCACCATTGGTGTGTTTGGTAACCTACGTAACATGAAAGGCCGCACACTGCAAGACATTGGGTTTAGCAGTGACATTGTAAAACTCGGACAACCAGTGGACGTAGGGCTACGTACAACGGACTTGGCTATCAAGTTGGGTGAATCAATTAGTGGAGGTGCGACAAGCGTCAATATCGCACGACCTGAAACAATTGTTGCACAGAATCGTGCTCACAGCACACGGTTTGTAGCACAAGATTTCAGGAATACCAATCTTATGACTTCACTACGCTATCTTGCACGTCATGATGGACGTATGGTGATTCTCGATACCTTTGGGAATTTATTGTACATCCCGCTATCGTTTACTGAAAACACTGTTGAAATCAAGAATAGAGCACCAACAGTCACAGTCGATAACCCGATTGATGATGCACCAAACAGGGTCACTGTACAGGGTCTTCCGATGGGGCTTAACGACTTGGTGATTGTCACTGTTGATGATGCCGAATCACAAGTCGAAGAGGTACGTGAAGCACCTTCGGTGTTTGTAGACCATACTGTACGCAACCCAACCAGCGCAAAGCGAATAGCAAGAAAGGTGCTACGTGGTCATTCATTGGTCAAGGGTAAGGAAGAGGTCAATGGTAACTACAACTCACTCGATGTACGACCCGGTATGACAGTTACACATGACGGTAAAAATAAGATTGTTACAGAAGTACGACACTTCCCGTTTGCAAATAAAAGCGACTTTTCATTGATGAATGTTGAAGTTGGTTTAGAAGGTATTCTACAAGCGATTGATGCTGGTACAACAGTAGAACAAAACAGTACGAACCCCGACACGGCTGTACAAGTTGTAGACCTAAACCTCGCTATGTTTGGACGCATCGAGTTGCGTATTGAGAGTAAGGTTGTAGAGAACAACGTCTACAAAACCGCAATGCTTATTGGTGGAACATCAAGAGGTACAATAGGAGGTAATGCTGAAAGCATAGGTGGAAATAAGAGCACTATCAGCATACAACGAAGGAGGGTTGGAGGATTCCAGTAAGTAATCATATTCGTCGTCTTCTTATTGAAACAATAAGGGACAACATCAACGAGGTCATTTTGGGCTTTGATGGTACACCTGCTACCAGTGATGATGGTTCGGCTGGAAGACCTGCCATCACACTCGTGCCTACAGTAACCATCTTGGATGATTCAACGCTTCTTGTGCAAGCGGTCTTACCACAAACGCAATCCTTTACAGAACAAATCAAAGAGGTCTATTTGCAATTAAGAGGTGCATCGAGTTTTACACCAGTAAGTAGATTCACCATTAAACCAATAACGAAAACGACAAGCAACGAAGTCAAAATTGAAATTACAATTGAGGTGGCATAATGACAGGAAACCCATTATCAGGACACACGAAAGCAAACATGACGCTCACAACGTATACCAGTTTATCCGTTCCTACTGCGGAAGATGGACTGTTTGACGGTGAGCATATCATCAGCCCTACGCTCACGAATGCGTACGAAGGCGTACACGGTAACGGTATTGTGCTTGAGGAAGATACTGCGGCAGCCGATGGTGACCGTAATAATCCACTTAATCTTGCAGGGCGTGTTAATGGTGTAGGTTCAGCAGTACATTATCGTGTTAATGTACAAGGTGGGTATGCAGTGCTTGATGGAGTCATGTACAACTTTGGTAGTTCAACCAACATTGATGTTGATTTGATTACTACCAGTCCACACAAAGCAGGTTCACCTACAGCACTATCAAGTGGTCAAGAGGCTATCATTGTTGTATACGTCAATACAGATACCAGCAACAATTGCATAGGGTGGGAGATGGGTACACCTGTTACTGTTGGAGCATCGTACCCACTTGCACCGTCGAGTTTTCTTAATTACCCGTCATCATCGTTGAGTGTTAAACAGTCATTGGTGTTGGCGACTTTGCGTTGTGTTCATGAATCAGGTTCAGGTAATTTAAACATTAAAGTAACAGAAATTAACGATAAGCGAGTTTTCATCAGACCAACCCCAATTTACTTTACACCTGTAACATCGGGAGCAGTAGCCGCTACTGGTGCTATTGATTCGCATACAGACCTCGATAACCTACACGGTGGGAGCGAAGCAGGGTCATTAGCCAGTAGCCGTATGGGTGCTATGTGGCAATCGTACGATAGCGAAGGAAACCAAGTCATGTTTTATTCAGGTAAGGATTCAGGTGGTAATCGGTTTACACGTCGTATCTTCAACTCGGTCTTGTCTTCTACAGCCACCAGTATCACTGTTACGTCGGCTGATGAGAACGTACTCATGCTCACACCCAGTGGGACGTGTACGGTAACACCAAGCGGTACGTTCCCCGATGGTCACGTCATTACCATTAAGAATTTACATGGGAGCAACACTGTCAATTTCAACTCATTAGGTGCATTTGGTCAAACAGTAAAACAATACGTTTACGATAAAACTAACACATCTTGGAACAGTATTGAGGTCATCGGTACAGCGACAGGTACAGTGACTTCTATTGCGACTACTGCACCAATCACTGGTGGTACAATTACAACGACAGGAACTATTGGTATCAGTGCAGCCACAACAAGTGCAGCAGGTTCTATGTCGGGTGCTGACAAATTAAAATTAGATGGTATTACAGCAGGTGCTACTGCAAACACAGGTACGGTGACAAGTGTAGCAACAGGAACGGGGTTAAGTGGGGGTACTATCACCACCACAGGAACGGTTTCTTTGGCTAACACAGCCGTCACCGCAGGTTCTTACACCAGTGCAGATATTACTGTAGACGCTCAAGGAAGAATTACAGCCGCCGCAAATGGAAGCGGGGGAGGTGGTTCTTATACCGACGCTGATGCTATTTCCGCAGTTGAAGGAGAGGCCACACTTGCTTTAACAGGTGATGTAACTATCGCCGCAGGTAAAGACCTAACCGTTGACACAAACACATTACACGTTGATGCTACAAATAATAGAGTAGGTATTGGAACAACTTCACCTGAAATGTCGTTAGACGTAAAACAAGCGATAACAACAATCGCAAGAGTAGCAAGTACAGGTTCTCATGCTAATTTGCGCTTTGGTCGTGCAAATGCTTCTTATGATGCGGCTATGTTGTTTTATGACGACATGGCTACCACTCCTTCATTACAATGGCGTATTCAAATGTCAAGCGGAGGAACTGATTTAACCATCCGTGACGAAGATGGAAGTCCCGATGGTCTAGCAATTATGACATTCAAAGACGGTGGTGGTGTTGATATTAACGCCGATGTAGCAGTCGCATCAGGTCACAATATCACTGTAGGAGGAACAGCAGTTGCTCTTACGAGTGCGCTTGGGGCTTACCAGTTAGCAGGTACGTCTGAAAGCGAGCCGTTTACTCCTCTTGGTTCAGGTGGCGCTTGGGCTGGTGCTCCTCCCGCAACCATACAAGAGGCTATTGATAGATTAGCAGTCTATGTTACAAATGAGATTGCAGGTTTAGGCGGGGCGGCACTAATTCCATGATGGTGTTAATGGCTCTACTGGCGTTCATCGCAGGGTTTGTGCTAACATGGCTCGCTACGATTGGCGATTGAAGGCACTGTCAATCCAAAAGTGACCGCACTCTTTGCACTGCAACATGTGCAGTCGCTTCTTGTCGCCATCTATGTAGCGAGCAGTGAGCCTTCTCGGTATGTGCCAGTGTGTACATCTTCGGCACTTGACCTTCAAGCGGTCAAGCAACCGCCCCATCACTCAACGCCTCGTCGTGCAATAATGTCATCAATGCGTAGGATAGCATTCGTGACTTCAGCCGCACTAAGCACTGCTTGACGTACGAGTTCAGCAGGTTCAAGCACGCCCAACTTGAGCATGTCGCACACACCTCCGTTCTCAACATCAGGTCCAACCGTGAGTTCACCCTCCATCAGACGGTGACGTAGTTCAAGAATGGTATCGAGTGGGTCATGACCTGCATTCTCGGCAATGGTCGCAGGGATGGTTTCTAAGGCATCAGCAAACGCCTCAATAGCCATCTGTGCTCTACCCCCTACCTGTGCCGCATGTTGGCGTAGGTAGACGGCCATGCGAGCGTAGGCATTGCCTCCACCCACGACGACCTTCTCATCACCAATCACCATTGATACGACACCAAGAGCATCATCAAACCCACGCTCGACTTCTTCCAGTGTGTGCGTAGTCGCACCACGCAAGACAAGCGTAGCCTCTTTGCTCTCCTTGTAGTTTGAATGTACAAACAAATACCATATGTCGTTGTGCATTTCACGTATGATTTTTGTCATGGTCATGTCTTCGATGTCATCGACGGTTTGGTAGATGGTGCTGTTTGTTGCACGCTTCATGGCACGCATAGCGGATTCAGGTGTACGACGTACGACATAGATACCGTTCTTCTTGAGGTACGCACAAACGTGGTCATTGACCCCATCACGCACGAATACAATACCTACTTTACCTTTGAAAGCATCAACAATCTCTTTGGCTCTTGAAATCAAATCAGCCTTACCCGCCGACTTGTACGTGCTGTATGACTGTGCATCGAGTTGCACTTGCACGTTCTCTTCGTTCTTTTCAACGTCAAGGCCAGTATTGATGAGCATCATGTGAAAGTAGTCGCTTGCATCGTACTCGTTTTCAATCACGAAGTCTTTGCTCACGATGACACCGTTGAACAAGTATGAGTCATTGACCGAGCCACCCGGAAACGATACCACACGTACAGACTTTGCGTCACCCGCTTGCTCAACAGCCGATACGCATAGTTCGGCTACTTGGTCAAGCGAGTGCTCAAGGGTCTTACCAGTGATTGCTGTCTTAGCAACAGACAGTGTTTCATCACGTCCTTCGGCAAGCATTGTAATTTCATCTTGCAAGTACTTGGTTGCCATTTGCGAAGCCTCGTGATACCCACGACAAATCACATTCGGGTGCAAGCCCTTAGCAAACAAGGACTCGGTATGCCCAAGCAATGCTCCTGAAAGTACGACTGTACTTGTTGTTCCGTCGTAACATAGGTTCTCTTGTGTCTTTGCTACTTCGGCAATCATCTTACCACCCGGATGCGACACATCGACTTCACGGAGGATGGTAGCCCCGTCATTCGTTACGATGACGTTGCCGTGTCCATCGACCAACATCTTGTCCATACCCATCGGTCCAAGCGTAGATTTGACGGTTTCAGCAATCGTCCTTGCCGCCCGTATGTTCATCGCCTGTGCATTCGTTCTTGTTTGTTCTGTATCTTTCTTCAATTCCAGTTCACCTCAACTTCAATTATTTGTCCCGTATCAACAGCACGAGAACGTACATAGCCTTCGCTCTTGCCGAAACTGTAGAGGTCGTAAGTAAGCCGAGCATCGCTCAAGCAGTACTTCGCCACCTCGTCGTATCGTCCGTTCCTCCAAGCCGTAGGCGCATCTTCGCTGTTCATTAACTTACTGTCGCCCAACGTGTGTTTGACAAGGGAATTTAGGTCGGTCATCACTTTCTGTTGTGATAGGGATGCCTTGTTCACGAGATTCTTTGTGTCGATGACACTATTGCTTTTGAGCATGTCACCTGCTGTCCAACAGTCCAGTGCATCTCGTAGCACTGGTAGGTCAAAGGACTTGATGTTATGACCGATAATTGAGCCACCTTTCTCTACGTGGTCGGATAAATCATCACCGAGTGTGCGTGGGTGTAAGGCTTTGACTGTAGCATCAATCGAAAGGGATTTGTTGCAGTATACATTACCACTATCACCATTCCATGTAGCCACGACTGTAGGCTCAAATGAAGCCGTTTTGTCCCAACCACCTATCTCCCAAGAGAAATTGCCAGTTTCAATATCCAGTGCCATTACATCGCTCATTACTTCTCACCCTTACGTCGATAGTACATTCGTCCGTTGCTCTTTTTGCGGTTGAATAGTTTAGGTCCGTAATCTTTGAAGTGACGTTGAACAGTACTCTTGCTCACTCCTGTTTGCGCCATGTACTGATTCCATATGCTCGATTGCATCCGCCAACCGTCACCATGACCATCCAACTCATATCCCGCACATTCGCCATACGCCTTAAGCATATCATCTTGCAACTTGCCTTCCTTTGCCTTGTTGCCACCAATTTCAACAGAATCCTCAAGCCATGCAATGAGGTTTTGGAAGAGGTCGAAAAGAATCTCATGTGCCATGTCTACGTGTTGGGGAGTGACTTCCCACTTGTTGTCAAGCAAAGCCATGTGTACTGAAAAGATACCAAGATAGTTCTCAACCGCAGGTGTGAAGGATGCTACGATTTCAGACATTGCCGCATCCATGTTGCGTAGGAGGTCATATATCTCATCAGACGCTTGATACAGTGCGGTTTCATAGTCGCTTGAAGCAGTGAACATGTCCCACATCTTTTCTTGTACAAGGTCTTCTTTCTCGTCATTCGTCATCTCATCCCATTGTGTGAATGTAAGTTCGCCCATGTTAAGAAGGCGGTCACGTATACGTTTCTCGGTCATTGTGAAGTAATCGTAGATGTCGTCCTTTGTGTATTCGACCTGCTTTGGTTTACGGAAGAACGTACCCAGTCGAGTGTTGCTCACCTCTTGACGCATGTCCATGTCCCAGTGCGCCCAGTACAGCAATACACGTTGAAAGATACCCTTCGTTAAGACATACTCCTTAACACCCTTTGGTGGGTACGTTGTAATCCATAGCGACACCATTGAAGGACACTCAATCTTGTTGCCCTTCATGTGTTTCACGAGCACGTTGTTTCCGCTACCCACAGGGTTACAGGCTGTCTGTAGATACAGAACAGTTTCTTGACTGTGCTTGTTTGGAGTAAGAAGAATAGAACCTTCATCAAAGTTGATACCCTTGCGCCCTGCAAGAAGCCCTTCGACTGTTTCAACCTCACTTGTTGGCTTACCGTTCTCATCCATGACGACATTCGTTGAACCAATCAAACCTGCGTCTGTACCCGAAGCAAACAACTCGGTTGGTAAATCAACATTCTCCATGATGTCACCGATGAAGTTCCACGCAATCGACTTACCCGTTCTCGATGGTTGAATCCAAAAGACGTGTACACGAGGGTCAAGGTGCGTGTCACCTGTCGGTATACGAATGTACGGTAGTGCCAATTGGCCTTGTATATAGAAAAAGGACAGTAACCCCGGTATCTCGTTGTTCATTGATGTTCTCGAAAAGTGATGCAAGTATGCATCAAGAATCGGGAACTTTTGTACTGCTTTGTATTTGCTTGCTTCTGTCATAATTCCACACCTTCTTTCTCTTTGCCAGTTTATAAATCAACGACGGACTTTACGCTCTTGTCTTACTTCTTCTTCACTCGTTAATACTTTCATCAGTAATTTACGTCGTGCTTCGCCAAGTCCTTTCACCTGCTTCAATGATTCAGGGAAAGCCATCTCCTCGATACTACCGCACTTGTCAAGCAAGCGTTCAGCAATCTCTCGTCCTACGGAGGGTATAGCCATCAGCACGTCCATGCGTATGTCGTTGGACGCTACACGACGTACTGCTTGAGCACCATGCTTACTCGCAGGTTTGTGCAACTTGTCGTGTAGTTTAACGACAAACATAGCCGCTTCACTAACGTGTGGAGTGTAAAATACTTGGCAGTTGAAATCAGACATAATGCGTGCGATAGTGCCAATCAATTCGCTTTGAACTCGTGAGTATGTGACATTCTTACTCCCCTTGTTCTTCATTATGCTTACGTGTTTTTCTATAGAACCGTGTACGAGAAGGAAGAACCTTTCGTAATTGGCATCCATGTTATCCAGTTGTCGCCATAGGTGACCGTTGTGTGATGACTGAAACAAGTCGCTGATGCTCTTGGCTTCAACACACGCCCCGCCTAATTGGTAGTCACCAACCACCAACACTTGACGTGCAACAGTCATACCTGCTTTCTCGGCACGTCGTTCTACGGACTCGCACAGTGTTCCTCGTTCATTGCTGTCAATAATTAAATCAGGTTTAGCCATCATTCTTCCTCCATGAGTGTGTGATAATTGATGTGACTTTGACAAAAAATGCTGTGCTGTAAACGGAATTGTCTACATGGCTTTCCCTTAGCCGTTAAAGATTTACAATAGTATTCTTTCTGTACTTCGGGCTTACCTTTACACGATGAACATATTCTTACATAGCCTTCAAAATATCGACTTGGTGGTACAGTACCCCTGTTACCACCACAAACACAGCAGGGTAAAGACGGCATCACAAACCGCCCGTCCCATCATAGTAATTACACTTACCGACGCATAATCCTTCGTTGTATAGCGAAGCGCAGGTAGCATGAGTGTGACCCGCTTTGACGATATGCGACACACGCATTGTCGTATAATCACGGTCAAAGTCTACCCAATTTTGTTGTGAGCATATACTTACAATAGGCTCGACGTGCTTCATCCTATCCTCTTCTTTGACCTTCCACGCAGGGAAGAACATACGAAAGCGGTCGGCAAGATACGATACAAAGTGGTATCTTGCTCGGTCGGTAGGGTTGCCTCCACCCATAGCCGCCTGTGCCAAGCAAGGAAGAATGTGAATGTCGTCATAGGATATGGTTGGTAAATCAACAGGCTTGATGTCGTTCATTGTCATCAGTTGATTTTCAACTATCTTGAACTCCAATGGCGTACCACCCATACTGATGTAACCTTCGTGTGCATTCATTGCTTTGTCCTGTAAGTCATCATACGAGAGGGTCATCAGGTCTTCACTCGATAGTGGTATCGACCAACAATCTCGTCTTGCATTATACGAGTTGGGAATGCGAATCATACCACTGGTATCAAATGCCACTGTTGGGTCATTGCACCGCAGTCCACCGATGTCTTTCTCCCACTGATTCAATAGCATTGCACCTGAATACTTTACCCTTGAAAGTTCAGAACCGCTTGTCGGATTTATTGATTCATCAAACGGAATCCATACGTGAAAACCACCACCACTAAACCATACAAAGTGTTCAATGTTCTTACCTTTCAAGTATTGGTGAAGGCGACGTACCTCTTCTTGAGGCACTTCAAAGTGTACCTCCGCACCACGATTCTTGAAGTCTTTGCAATCGAAGTCCATCACGAAGTGATGTATCTTTGGAGTATTGTAATCGACTCGATGATGCTTCGGTGCTTGTGTTTCGCTGTAGCCGTACGCTGTGAAGTATACATTACCTGAACCGTTCTTCCCTTTCCAGTACTGTTGCAACTCATCAGCATTGCGTACGATACGTCGCCAACCCTTCATGCCGTTGGCAGGGAGTTCTAAGACCTCACGAGGGAAGTCTATCGGTACAAAGGGCATACAATCACCGCTTGAGATACAGCAAACCTTCAAGGTGTTCAGCCAACATATTCATCGTGTCAATGATTTTTTCCGCTTGCATGAATCGAGCGTGAACAGTGAAGTGTACGTGATACGGACCAACATAATCAGGGTAGCCTGTTTCTTCATCCATGAATTTGTCAAGCGTTGTCTGTCTGTATACATTACATGTGAAAGGAACTCGTTTTGGTAAGTTGCCCGTCTTTTGTACTACTATGTGTACAACATGTTCTTCATCCACTTTCTCCGATAGGTATTTTTCTATTGCTATTGCCGCTTCTTTCATTGTTCGTCCTCCATTATCTTGTCTAAATATTCATCTGTTACTGACCAAAATTCACAGTGTTCCTTGTAGTCGCACCAGTTACACTTGAGTTTCTGTTCTTCAAGGGGTACATCTTTTTTGAGCCTACCCAAGTATGGGTCAGGTGGGAACTCCATAGCAATGTGCGCTCGCACCATCTTTTCCAGTGTACGCTCGACGCTCTTGACTGCATTGCTTCCTGTCTTGTTTGTTGCTGATTCGTAGTGAATAGCCGCACCAGTACCGCCCTCGATACCCCCACCCGGAAACTCCCATCCCCAATGGGTGATAGGGAGAAACTCATGGTGTGGACTGTGGTCAAGCATCATCTTGTAGAAAGCCATCTCCTTACGCATGTTCGTAGGTTTACTCTTGTTGTATTTACCACTCTTCAACTCCATAAGAGCATAGCCATCAGACTCACTTGGAAACAGTGTATCAATGAATCCTGATAAGTGTACTTTCACAGGTGTATCATCTACAACCACAAAGCGGTTGGCGTGTACGTTTGCCTCAACACCCGCAGGTCGCCACTTCTTACCTTGTGTAATAATGAGTCGATTGTATTGCCAATCAACCCATTGTCGAATCTGTTCTTCCTCACCGTACTCATACGGTTCGGGAGGTTGTGGAATGTAACTGTGGAGTAGCGTACGCCCTGCTTCGATGTCTGATTCAGCGAGGTTCAAGACCGCTTGCTCTTGCTCCTTTGATATGTTCTCCCAAAACCATTCCATCATGTCGTGTATGTTCAATCCACGAGTGTGATAATATCGGCTCTCGCCTCGCAGTCCCTTGAACTTCTCAAGGTAGTATTGTTGGCGACACCAACTGAATGTACCCATGCTTGACTTCGTGACTCTCAAGATACTACCGTCTTGCAGGTTTGGATTCCAAGCGTATGTGCTGTTTTGATGCCACAGCATTTCTTCTCTATGGCCTGTTTCCGCACCGTACTCCTCAATGGATTGGCGTGAATCATCACCGTTTGGATTCCATCTCATCGGTCACCTCTCCTATCAATTTTTCAACGTACACAGCCGCATCCATCAACTCTTCTTGAAGGTGGATGAGCCACTCACGTAGCGACAGAACTTCATCAGCCATGCTCACGCCATACTTCTTCAAACCAACTTCGGCTCGACCTTGAATCTTCTCACATACTTTGTCTTCTATTGTACTCATTCCTCTTCACCCTTTTTTCTCTTGTAAAGTTCAGAACATCTTGGACCTGCACAGAAGCGGAAGCCACGATGTGCAGGTAAGCCACAGCCACGCTTAGAGCAAGGGCGAGGCATCAAATCATCCCCCTGTATCTACGTGGGGTGTTACCAAAGCCCACGCTTTCAGTCATCTCGTAATCCGTCAATCGCTTCTGTGATGGAGGAGTCATGTCAAAGAACTCATCCAATGTAGTCTGTCGCATAATCTTACCACCGCAGTTACAGCAATACTTTACCTTTGATTGTACAGTTTCCGCTTCGGTCACTTTTTTCCAAAATTTCCATTTACTCATGTTATCACCATCCATACCTCTTCGGTACTCGCAAGTCCGTTAGGGCATCCAAGTTCCAATAGAGAGTTTCGTATACTGATTTAATTTTCGACCGAATCCATTTCTCAACAGTGGTCGTCCAGTCGATGCTATAGCCCTCCAATTGATGAGGTTCTTCAAACGCTACGACGTTGCACATGGGTTGCCCTTCGGGAACACCGTCGATAAATACCCATCGTATGCTGTCGCCTTTGTTGAAGTCGGTTTGAAGGTGGAGGTTGGAGTAGCGTGCTGCTTTTGCAGTGTTGGGTACAACCTTGTCGTACTCATGTAGATGCTTGGAGATACGCCCACTTGAGGCAATCTCTTGCACATCACGCTCTCCTTTGTACAACTGCTTGATGAGAGGTCGTATCTGTGTGAACACTTCATCTTCATCGGCCCCAGTACCAATTAGCGTGAACGCTGTCGAAAGAATCTCCTTCGTAATTGCAGGTGCATTCGATGCCTTGATTGAATAACCAGTGACCTTCATCTTACCCTCGTCTTCGGGAGGGAAGGACTTGATACCGAAGTTGCGGTTCTTGGTGTTGGCTGTGAACCAATACGGGAAGAATGCCTCAAACTCAACATCAAGGTACGCTAAGTTCATATCGTCTTGTGCAATAGCAGTTAATTCATCGCATAGGTCATGTGCCTCATCGAATGGCACTTGCACATACACCGAGTCTGTGTGACCCGCCAGTGCTTTGTGACCACGCTTCTCGCATTCATCAACAAGCATAGTGATGGACTTGCGACCAAGATAAGTGATGGACTGTGCAATCGCATAGTTACTCCATTGGCCTGAAATCTTGCGTGTACCTGTCATGCCGTACAGTGCATTGACTGCGACCTTGACGGCCATTTGTAGCATGTTGTACCCCAGTTTCTCATCAGGGTCAGTCGCATCTTTCATGCGAGTTTTGTACTCCTTACGTAGAGCAAGTAATTCTTTAACAACCTTCGGGAACAACCCTTCCTTCGATTGGTCAAAGTGGAATGTACCACCAGTGCCTTGAATGAACGTGCCATCCTTGTCACGCTTTGGTGGAATGTTGAGTGTGAGTATACCCTCACCGCCCTCTTTCATCTGTGTCGTCCAACACAGGTTTGCGGAGAGAATAATGTTCGGGTACAGCGAAGCGAAGTCCATGAGAGCCACGTTCTCGTGACGACCCGCTACAGGTTGCATAACCCATGCCGCTTCAAGTTCGGGTCGTTCTTCAACGAATGAAGAAGGTGCTTTGAGTTCCGTACGTCGTCCTATCAGACCACGGAAGTAACGAGTCACCTTGTGTGTGCTTGCGAACTGCACACCACAGACCTTCTGTAGTGCAACGTGGAAGTCAGTGCAGTGCAACTTCTCATCACAGTCACGCAAGAGCGTTGTGTCCACCAAACAGTAATCAACGAAATCATCGTAGTAATCTGTCCAACCGTTGAACACAGTCATGCCTTGAATCTCATTGGTTAGTTTACCTGCGAAACCAAGTTTCTTGGCGAACCAATCCAACTTCCTTGACTCGGCTTGACCGTTGCCCGACTTTTGCCATATGGCCTCAAAGCCTGTACCGTCCGTCCACTGTGCGGCTGTGTCATACACCAGTCGTCCTTTGATGGGTTGGCGTGTTGTCTTGTACCCCGACCCATCCTTTGGTGGTGCAATGAAGATGTTGAGTGGTGACATGCGCTCACGCTCGACACCGAGCCTCTTGTGTAGATGAGGCAGGTCAGCCCAGTGACCTGCGTGTGCAATCAGAATGTCAGGGTCACGTTCCTCAAGGAAGGATAAGAAGCCATCATGCATCTTGTGCTCGTTGGGGAACGTACGTAACTCGTAGCCGTCGTATCGGTCAATCCATTCAGTCTTGTACACATTGTTCAGCGAACTGTCCTCGCTCCATGCAAACACTACTGGATGGTCCATGTCGGTATCGACAACGGCCATCACTGTCGTGTAGTCGTTGTCACCGTTTGGATTCCATTCAAGGTCGTAGTACCACTTGCGAGGTTGGAAGTCGGGTATCTCATCAGGGTAGAGTTTCATCAACACTTGGTCTTGATACGATACATCAGCCTCGTGTGTCCAACGGTCACATCGGTCTTTGAGTTGCCATAGTGTGTTAGGGTGCGATACTGATACCTTCCACAACTTGTTGCCGTACAACCCTTGTGCTACTTCATCGTAGTGTATGGTGGCGTTGAGCCGTTGCATTCTACGCAGTACGTGCGTAGGTGCGGCTTGGTCTACCCAACAGAAAGGTCGCACGTAATCTTCATCTTCCGCACGTATGTATCGCTCGTGCAGTACACCATCAGACCCACGAGTACGTAGGTACAGCACTGGTGCGTCGTACGCACTTTCAGAATACCAGTCGATTATCATTCATCTCCCTCATCTATTACAACCAGTAAAGTATTGGTTTGGTCGAAGATTATCGGAGTACCATCACCCATGTGGAATCGTGCAGTGCCTTCATCGAGATACATCAAACATACAGGCAACCACTCACCGAAGTTGGATTGGATGGTGGCCGAAGGTCCGTCTGTGTCCGTGATGGGTAGTGTGGTAAACAGGCGACCACTTGCCGCCTTACCTGCAACGATACCGAACTCGTTCTCACCGCAGTGAGTACGCACCTTGAACTGTGCATTGTCAGCGATGACTTTACGCATACCTGCAAGTGAAATCAAATCCTTCGTATCAGATATACTTCCATGAGCACTCAATGGTGATTTGTAGAACACAGTGAAGTTGTTGTCGATACATGCGCTGATGACCCGACCCATTGCATTGACCTTCGCAAACGATTCAATATCATCTGTGCTTGGTATCTGTAGTCGGTTACCACCTGCGTCGATGTGCAGTGGTTTCACTGGTGCAGTCTGTCGCAGTGTGATGTTGGTTTGCTTGCTTGCCTTGATGAACTTCAAGAACTTGTCCATCAGTGCAATGTGGATGAAGCCTTCTTCCTCAATAGACCCTGTTTCCACTGGAAACCTCTTGCGTAGGTAGTGGTTGGCATAGGCCACCTCAACCGTCAAGAACGCACCACTGCAAGCAATCCGCAGGTCGTCCAAGTCCTTTGCGAAGGACATGAGGAACGACTGAAAATCATTTCTGTTCACTGTTACTTTTACCATAAAATCACCTTATCTGTATGTGATGGGGAGGGGCAGGAGGGAAGTGGAGAACCCCCCCGACGAAGCGGGATGCCCAAGGAAGGTATACCCCAATTACTTGTCAGACCCATCACACAGTGCGTATTGTGTGAATATCAAAGTTCTCCTTGATACAATTCCGGAAGGCCATACCATTCAGGCTCGCCATCAGGTCTTGTAACGAATATCTTACGTCGTTGGTCTTGTAGGTTCGGGTTCGTCTTACACTTGTCGAACACTACGTAGTAGACCGTTTCAATCAATTCACCATCCGCATCAAAGACTTCTTCTTTCTCGGTCTTCAAGATGGTAGGAAGGTAGTTGTTGGTCTTCTTCTCCCAGTCAGCGACGTATCGCTTGTTAGGTCCATAGAAGTCCCTTGTTGTGACGTGCGTTTCCCAAAAGACACGTACGCCCATGCGAACAAGGTCACGAGAGAGCGAAGTCAATTGATGAAAACGAGTGTTGCGGATAGCCCATGTCGATTGCTTATCGACCTTCGCTGTACCAGCACCGTCAGCCGCTTGAATAGCATCGCTTGCCAATCCCAAGTCCACGATACGCATGTTGTTGGTACATATCTCAAGCCATGAATCAACACCACTGATGATGACACCCCAAATCGGTACGCCTTGTTGCACTTGATTGTAGAAGTGCTTCATCAGGTTCATGACACGCTGATGTGTGTCAGGATAGTTGTAGGCTGTACGGTCGTTGTGACTCATCGCCCACGGATTCCATGAGATGATGTTCTCCTGTGGATGCAATGCCGATGAAAGCATACCCACACCCATGTCGAAATCAATCGAGTGAAGGACTGAACCCTCCACCTTCTTCTTGTCGTTGCGGAACGCATCGAGAATGATACCACTCTTGCCCGTTCCGTCTTCACCCCATACACCGATGAACTGATACTTCTTCTGTTTCGCATTCACCAGTAGTGCTTGTTCTTTCTCGAAAGCCGCAAAGGGATTATCAGATGCAACAGGCTCTTGCACTGTTGCTTCTTTCTTCGCTTGTTTCACTTCTTCTTTGATGTCCTGTACTTGTTGTCCAAATCCTGCCATATTTATTCCTCCTTTTCCAAGTCGCTTTCATAGATGTATGAGTATACTCCCCATATTGGATTAGCACCAGTTTCCACCCAACCAAAATCTACGTTTGGGTTATCCTTCATGTAATCATTTTGTTCACTTTCATCCCAGTGATTCAAACAATGCCTGTAAATGTAAAAACCTCCATCTTCATCAGGTTCTTCGATGACCAGTGAGCCTAACCCGTCATGTGCAGGTAAAAGAGTACGGTCAATCAAATTGACCAACCCCTGTGTTGCCACCAGTTGCACGTCGTCGGCTACGTCTTGGGTCAGCATAGACACCAAAGACGCTCATCTTGGGTGATACAACACCGTTGTACTCTTTCATACCAAGACGGCCAAAGACGAGCACTGTGGAATTTTCTGCAATGTCAAACGCATCGTCGCCCCAACCTGCTTTGAACGGTGTTGTGAGTTTACCGACTGCACCTGAAATCCAACACGTCATGTCACCTGTAATGCTACTGGTGAGCGTCATGGAGTAATTGTGTCCTTCAGGGTCATACTCGCTCTCACGAGGTTCTGTGTTGAGTGTTGATACCATACCTCGTGTGAACACGAGTGGACCCCATGAACGCTTCTCGCCTCCAATCATGCCACTCTCCTTGCGGGTTTCAAATGCCTCCTCAAGTTCGTCAATGTGTACGTAGTAGTCATGACCCAAATCTTGTGATGTCCAAAACTTGGACGCATTGAGGAGAGGCTTCACGTTGTCAGCAACGAAGTCATCTGTGTATTCAATCTCAAAGGAACGGTATGTACCGAGTACATCCTTGAAGTTCTCACTCGCCTTCTCTCGTGGAGGTACGACCTGTATCTTACACGGTCGCCCAATGTCCACTTCAAGGTTTGACAACTCGTTGTTCAAGTCGATACGCCACAGTGAAACTTCACCCTGCTTGACAAACTTCTCTTCTTCATTACCGAGGAAGTAGTAGTATCGACCCATCTTCTTGTATGGTGCAGGGTCATCGTTGTACGATGTAAGGCACACCCAATCTTGGTCTACCTTGACACCGAATGGTGGATTCTCATCAGACGATGCCTCAAGTTTCTTGACACCGTTTTTCGTGTGCAATGACCAGTTTGCACCAGTCTTCTCAAACACACCAAGACGACCACTACCAATTGCTTCGTTGGGGTCTTCTTGATACAACTTGATGTTGCTTGCAAGAATGTTCGCAAGCCTATCTCGTGTACGGTCTTGTACACCTACGAACTCACCAACCCACGTTGATAGGTTCGCATTGCTTCCACCGCTTTGCTTGCGAGTTTCAGTGAACACTTGTTCAGCCCAATCAATGAGCAGGTCTTCATCTGTTTCTTCTGTGTAGTCATCCACACCGTAATGTTCCTTGATGTAATCAAGGTACATTTGTCGTGCTTCGTCAGGCTTCTTTCCTGTACGTTCAGCAAATGCATTCATACGAACAAGGACACCTTTCGGTAGGTCGTTGCTCGTGGATTCTTGCACTTGTCCAAACCCATTCGTTTCTTCATTCATGTTTTCCATCTCCATGTATTCGTCTTCTTCTTGCCAAGTCATTGTTTCAACTCCTTCTTTAGTCGAGCAGTGAGTACGTCTACGTACGACTCATCACTACCCACAAATTCATGTACAATCTGCATCATCTCACCCCAAACATATGTCACGGCAAACGCTGTTTCAGGCGTATTGTCGAACTGTTTGCTGATGTACTTGTGCAGTCCATACATGAATTGGGTACGACTACCTGCATCTCTCAATCGTTGATGCAGGGTCTTGCGAATGTTGTCGAACTTGTGCTCATCAAGTTCAGCCCACCAGTTGTCTTCACTCTCCTGTGTCACCACATGGTCAAGCGCATCAGGTGTGCGCTTGAGGGTGGACAGGTAATTGACACTCTTTCGTAGGTCACCATCCATTCGTTCAACGAGCGCAGGGTAATTCTTCACCCACTCACTCGGTAGGAAATCAAGTCGTGACAAATGCTTTGCACCCTCACTCGGAACAACACGGTCAAACACGTAGGTACGACATCGACTCTTGATTGCTTCGTGTATCTTCTCACCTTGATTTGCAGTGAGGATGAACACAATGCGATTGGCGTATTGCTCCATGATACCACGTAGGATTTGCTGTGCCTGTACAGTGAAACCATCGAACTCATCAAGCACGATGGGTTTCTTTTCTGTGCCTACACCACGCAAGCGACAGAACTGTTTGACCTCTTCACGGACAAAGGCGATGCCTCGTTCATCACTGGCATTTGTCCAAAGCATGTTGATTGCATTGTGTGCTTTACCGAGTATGGTACGACACATGACATTAGCCGCACTGGACTTACCTGTACCCGGTGGTCCGAGTAAGAGGACGGCTGATGGGTAATCACCACTCTCAACCCAGTGACGCATATCATCTGTGAACTCCTTGTTACCGACGATTTCATCAACGGTGACAGGGCGTAGTTGCTCATTCCAATTGTCCATATTTCTCACCTTCTTTCTCTTTGCCAATTTATAAAGCAAATCATTTCCTTCTCTCTTTTTTTGTTTTCTTACGAAGTTCTTCATTCATGTGTTTAGCCATCTCAATAAATGAGTCAATTGATTCTGTATGAAGAACAACATATAGTGAATTGAATTGTTCTTCCGTCAAGACATCCCATATTTTCATTTGCATAAAATTGTTGAGAGCCAAGTGTCTTGTTCTCGTATTTTTAAATTCCCTGACATCTTCAACAGGAAGCCCAAAGACGACTGTTAGCATTTCATCAAACATTGAATAGTTGCGTAAATATAAATTCATCATTCATCCCTCACTCGGTCAAACTCCTCCGCCCAGTCAATGAAGTCATCATAGGATGTACTGGGTACAGGATTGTTGAATGTGTATACCATTGTGTCGTAGTACCGTTGCTTAGTTAGCAGGTGAGCGTACGGCTCTATTGCGTCCAACCACTCGGTCACATCAGCGTTAGCGGTTGCAGGTAGCGGAGGTAGGCCACTCTCTTCAATCCACATCTGTACAGGCAACTCTTGGTCGCTGTCGTAGGTGATGTCGATTTTACGTTTGAGTCTGTACCCCACCCCAGTGTGTACCTTCTCGGTTGTGGTAGAGAAGCGTAGTTTCGACAGTAAAATACCAAGTCCTACGTTGGTTAGCCAGTCCTTTGTCTTACCCATGATTTTCACCTACCAATGTAATGTAATCGACAATTTCATCCACGTCGGACAAGCCGTATGAAGTGAAAAGTCCAGTGTATATGAAGTGCCAATTGCGTCGTGGACTCCAAGTATACTCTACTTTCACTGTTAAATTATCAGAAAGCGGTTCGGAAACCTGCCTTGCTGTGACGTTGATGTGTTGCTTACGCAATTGCTGTTCAATCTCAAACGGCAGTTCTGTCATAGCAATGATGTCAGGTACATCAACAACATCAAGCCCATCACGGAAACCGAGTGTGAACTCTATGTTGTCACCGACTCGCTTGTAATACATGAGTTGGCCTGTTAGTGATACTGTGCCACTGGTCATCAAGAAGTATTCACCATGCTCTTTGATGAGGAAACCACCCTTCGGGTAATTGTGTAAGAGTTGCAAAGACTCTTCCCACGATGTAGGAAGCGGTTCTTTGTATTTAGAAAACGGAAGTTCTATACTTTCGCTGTGAATGTAATTTGTTTGGAGTGGATTCAGCCAACACCATGTAAGCGGTACATCTGTCGGTATGTCCATCATTAGGTCCACCATGAGTTCTTTGGCTCTATTGCGTACAGCACCTCGATGTGCCTGTATGAGTGTACTACAATCAGTGACAAACCAATACTCACTTGATGTCTCAACAATCCCAAGTTTGTTCTTTGTATAGGGACGCAGTGGTACGAACATCTCCTCCGCCAATTTGTCCCTGCCGATACCTGTAAACACCATCTGTATCAGCATTTCAGGATTGTAGTTGCTGATGTCCGACATGTCGAGCCTCATCTTCAACCACTTGACCATACGGTAACGCACCGAAGACCAACGGTACTCCAATGCCCAACGCCAAAACATCTCGGCTTCGATTAAGGACATTGAACGACACAGGTCAAGCACCCAGTCCTCATCAGGTATGTTGTGTACCAACGCCATCAGTTCATCAACGTTCAAGCCTTTGCTTTGGTCGTTGGATTCCCATGTCAAGATTTTCGATATGTGTGCATTGTCACCGACTGCATCAAGTTGTTCAACAAAGCAACCACACTCGTTTGCAAGTTGTATCTTGACACGTCGTGCTGTCATGGGCAACCTTTCTTTGGCATCCAAGAAACGCCACACTGTAAGGGCTTCTTCCATTGACAAATCATTCGTCGTGAGATGACGTGGCATCTTTGAAACCAATGCACATAGACGCTGGAAATTCATACGTGTACCCCCAAGTATACCCTATCACTATCATCAACGATGAGGTTCTCAATCCACCCCGCACCATGCTCATCATGCTTGTATAACGCACCCGTCTTATCAGAACGGACTTTCAAGAATGGTATAGTTTCAGGGTGAAAGTTTTTGCTCACTATGAGATGACATCCTTTGTGCAACGCACTTCGTGCAATCAATGCGCTTTGACTACGCAATAGACTGTGTACTACATCGGTGAGCGTAAAGGAAAGGCTCTCACCTGCGAGTGGTCCATCGACAAATTCCCATGTCCTATTCCGTTGTTTCCAACGGAGAAGGTATGCCTTCATCTTCTTCCCTCGCAATCCTTCGTTCTTCTTCTTCACTATGGGAGTCGATGTGGTCAAGTATCTCAACCAAGACTGGGAGGAGTTCTCGGATTTGATTCGGTGTGAATCGTACTCCCTCTCTTGTATGTTCATAACCATCGTCCTTCCGCTTTAGCATACGAATGTCAATCCAGTTTCGTCCTTTGAACTTAATCCATGCAGTGCGAACCTTTCCCTTTCCCGCACCCCACTTTTGGGTCTTCCCATCTTGGAGAAGATAGTCCCGTTCAAAACTGCTCATTCTTCTTCCTCGTCCTTCTTGCGTGTTGTACGTTCAACCAACAAGCCCCACATCCACGGAGGTACTTTGCCCTCGTCGTGGTCGCTTCCTAAGACGTGATACATGTCATACACTGTGTTACCATTCAAACTCTCTTCTGTGAAGTACCCCTTGTCGGCTCGCTCTTTCAACTCGATGCGAGTCAATGCCTTGTAGGTGTGGTTGTCTGTGTGCCATGTCATGTACAACTCGTCACCCGCAAGCAGGTGGTAGTCTTGTGGCTCCATTGCAATATCAGCACTACATGCAGGGCATGTGATGTGTGTACGCCATAGTTCAACTGGTGCAGTGTTCCCACTATCGAGTTGAGCATCAATAGTTTCAACGTACTCATCAGACTTTCTTTCAAGGTTAAAGTTTGCAAGTGGTTCGCCACAGTCGCACGCCCAACCTGATGCAATCGCTTGTCGTTGTTGGAACTCTTGCTCCGCAACTTGTGTCGGGTCAAGTGGTGGTACAACCATTTCAAAACCATCAGGTGTTTGAACAGTGACACCCAGTTCATTGAACAAGTCCATCACGCTATTGTGGAATGCGTGTGTTTCGGGATGGTCGTACATGGACATCAATGCCCATGTGGTTTCGTCTTGCTTATGGTACTGAACACCTGCACCCTGTGGTGACCATGTGCCACCAATGGGTATGCTGTCAATGTGTTCTCTCGCCCATACAATCAATTCTTCGTTTACTTCAAATGCTGTCATTTCATTCACCTCTCTTTACTTTGCACACCGTGAATATCTCACAATGCTCACATGCAGTCAAAACCAAGTCGTCCCTGTCAAGCACATACACGTTAGCATTCGGTGCGTCACATACAGGGCATTCGGTTTCGTTCTTTAGTGTAACGGCCACATCGTACTTCTTACCGAAGACTTTGATGGTTGCCGTTTCAAGACAATCGTGATTGTCCATCCGTACCTGTATACTCATTGAATCACTTCCATTGCTAACTCCCAAGCAATTTTCTTCCTGCGAGCGTAAGGACCGAAGATGGCCGACTCAATACCCTTGCGACTCTTCTCACCATTGCGGAGCGTTGTAGCATGATGGTCGATGAACTCGGTGACAGCATTGTATGCCGACCACCATGTACCACCCATGTCACCCACATTGTTCTGTGGGCTTGAGAGCAACTGCATCAACTTATTCATCTTGAGTTTTGTTTTGGTGTTCTCGGCCATCTCACCCGTTTCAGGGTCACGCTTGAGGCCAAGCACATCAATGAAGTACTCCTTGACATCATCAATCTCGTACTGAACAGTAGCCAGTTCGCTTGCTTGTACACCCCATTCGATGAACTGCTTGTTCATGACACCCAGTGCTTGGCGTACATCATCAACACGCTCACCCATTTTAGATGTGTGACGCACGTTGTAGGTGGATGCCTTACCCTGTCCAATTGCACCACTCAATGTGTTTTGACAAACGACACGGATTGGTGTAGGAAGGAACTTCACTGCACCTGTACCGTCGTGCTTGTTCGTGATAAGGAAGTATTGCTCAACTGGGTCTTGTCCATTGATGATGATGGTATCAGGCAACTTCGCCAAAATCCATACGGTTTCCCCGTTACCCAATGCACCTGCAACTTCGATAGCCGCTTCGTGCGATTGTAGAATCTCATCCATGAATCCAAATGCATCCACGTTCTGTAGTGGTTTCCATACTCGACCTACGGCTTTGCCCCCACGAGTGAGTGGGACAAGTCCCTCCTCGCTCTCACGGAAGACACCGTATGTATCGGGTACAATTTCGATTTCATCTATTTCATTGTGGAACTTTAACGGTAACTTTACAACTTCCCAATCAAGGTGTGCTTTCTGTAATGCTTCCGTCGTGGTCATCAGACCCTCGACAGATGTTCCCAGTCCATGCCACGGTGTACTACCCGCCCATGCTGTCATGTATTCTCCGCTTGCTGTTTGTGCTAAATCGTGTGCCATATCTATTCCTCCTGTTCTGCTAATTCTGCAATCCATTCTCGCTGTTGAGCGCAACCGACACCATACGTAATCTCGTATCGTTCGTAGAAGTCATCAGCCGCTTCCCAACCACAGGTTTCGACCATCATCTCTACGTCGCTTCTCTCCCATTCATCCATACCTGCTTGTGCTACAAAGCACGCAAGTTGTGTCATGTTCCTGTACCCCATGTTTAGTCCTCCTGTAGTATCTCGTAATCCACTGCGTCAAACAATGCATCATCGAATGGTTTGCCGAACAACTTGTGTACGACCCACAACTTCTCCTCAAGTTCTTCTTCGCTGTCAGCAAGTATCTCGCCTTCGTACGTTACTTTGACCATGAATGTTTTCATCTCAAGCACCTCGTCCATATCGCAATACCATTTCATACAGTGCGGGATGTGTTTTACGTAGAGTTATGAGTGGTGTGTGATAAATCAAATCATCAAACACACTCATCAAGTCATCTCGTTGTACACCCATGATGAGTAGTACTTCCCCAACAGGTACTTCTTCAACCTCACCCACACGGTGTTCAGGCTTGACCGCCTCAATAACGTCGTTCACTTTGTTGTGGTCTTGCGAATATGCTTGTGCATTAACATGCGATTGATTCCATTGCTTTGCACCTGAAATGATACGACTGTACACCATGCGTTTGCGTGATGGACACTTACGCTTAGTTGCGTAACCTTCCCCTGCCATGCTCGATAATTGTTCGGACAAGTTCTTGAATGATACATCGGAACGCTTGGAGATGAACGGGAAGAGTTCCTCTCGTGAACACTCCGTATCTCCAAACTCTTCATGCAATACTCGCCAAACATAGTTGCGCTTCGTTTCTTTTGGTTGTCTTTTGTAAACTGCCATTTTTCTCACCTTCTTTCTCTTTGCCGATTTATAAAGGAAATCGGTCATTCCTCCTCATAAGCAATGCGCTCATTGTTGTACACCAAACCGAAATCGTCCTGTGTAGTGTACTCATCCGTTGGTCGATGTGGTATGCCCCATTGGTACATCGTGTACCATACGTCGCTCAATGCACGAGCATACGTTGGGTCAGGGACGCTTGCTTTGAAATTGTCATAGTCAATGCAGTTAATCTGCGTGTCCGTGTATCTCTTGAACTCTTCTCTCGTGACATACATTCGATACGGATAATCCGCATCAAGGTCTATGAAGATACGGTCATCTTCAAGCGATGGATGTTCCTGTAGATACAACAAGACACAGATTAGATGCTCCTCTTTGCGAGCACGCACCAGTAGTTCATCTGTACCACGTCGCTTGACGACGCTTACCCATCCTTCATTCGTTGCTATCCACACGGTTATCCTCTCCCATAATCATTTCAATTCCTTTGAACTGCCATACTTCAAACCACATTGATTTGCAATCAGCACAGGCCACGTCGATTGACCCACTCATGAAATCGCTACGGTATCGTAACTGGTCACTTCCGCAAGAGGGACAGTGTACAATCTCCTCTTGCTCTTGTTGTGAAAGTATCAACTCACACAATTCTTTCTTCGTCTTTCTCATCAATTTTTTCTCGTCCATATTATCACGCCTCAAAGTATTCAATGTAGATGAATTCATCTTCTTCGATTTTGATTTTGATGTTGTGCTCGTTCATGTCTTTACTCATTGTCATCTCTCCCTCTTTCCAGTTCACGAATTACACTTTCATACAACAGAATTTTTCTTGATATTTTGTCAGTGAAAATATCGAGTCCAATCTTTGGTCGCATTGCACCCATGGTTTCCAATGTGTTACCGTGGTTCTTGTACGGAAGCAAGTGGGAAAGCACAATGAAACCTACACCACCAGTGCGGTCACGTCCATGTACACAGTGTAGCAATACGTGCTTACCCTCGGCAATTAAGTCGAGCACCAACTCCGAAGCGTGTTGCCAAATGAACGGGTCGTTGTTGTGTGCTCGGAAGTAGTAGTGATGTCGCTCTTGCTTGTCACTGTCAATGAATCGTGGTGGGAATCGGCACAAGGTCACAACCGTGTGTGTCGGCTTGAGTGTATCTCGAAAATCCTCAAGGTCACACATGGTTAGTGACGAGCCATTCGCAAATGTGATTGGTGTATTCTTCATGCTTTCACCTCAAATCCTTGTTGTATCTCTTTGGCAGTCATGTCGTGATGCCACAGTTCTTGCATGTCAATTTGACCTTCCATCTCTATACCGCAATCTTTGCACCTCCACACCATGTCAATCGTACCATAACCATAGTGGTCGTTCATGGACACGATTTCAATGCAGGGGTGAATACATTCAATGCGCTCACTCGCTGTATTAAGACAGGCTTCCATGCTTTTAATCGTGTACTCGAAATCTTTTGTTAATTCACTATCGGTTAAGACCTCGCTCTTTTTCAAATCAATTGCTGTATCGTACAAGACTCGCAATTGCGTACGCATCGTTTCTATTTTCTTTCGTTGTTCTTCTGTATTCATATTCATTCCTCCTCTCGTAGTGCAAAGCAATGTGAGCAAGCCATCGTGCCGTCCACATCATACTCCTCAACGCTATCGACAATCTTGCCACACACGTCGCATTCGTACGATGCATTCGCTCGGTCTTCCCACAACTGTGCGTCCATTCTTTCATACCAGTCGTGCATGTTCATTCCTCCTCCCGTAGTACATCGAATGGGTCTTCAATCTCGGTTTCGGAAAGTGTGAATACAGTCCTACGCATTACACCACAATTCACACAGATTTCCAAGTCTTTCACAATCTCATGACCATCGTACCGAAGACCTACATGACCGTCTTCCCACGGTATGTACGCCCAGTCATGATTACCTGCTTCACAAATACGTGTATTGTAGCCTTGCTTCTCAAACTCTTCAAGCAGTGCCAGTCGTCGTTGCAGTGCTTGCATCTCTTGCCTTAACTTGAATTTTGCATTGTCTATTGCTTTCATTTTATCACCCTCTTTCTCTTTGCCAGTTTATAAATCAACAGTGAAAGTATGCTCACTCCTTCGCCTCCCACAATGTTTCATATTCTCGGTCATAAGTCGAGCATTCGTCATACTCGGTTCTCACTCTTTCAATTAAGGTAACTTTGTCACCATCAAATGAATAGTCAATGTAGTCTTTCCATTGTCGCCA